ATAATAAAAATTATTACTTATATATAATTATTTGGTTCAAAACTTTTAACAATATCTAAAGATAATAAACGCCAATCTTCATTAAATATAGCTATAATATCATTTTCAATTTTATCACCATTTACTTTATGTTTTTTTATACAAGATGAAATATAATCATTAAATGTAATAAGAAAATATGTATTACCATTATTTATAAATGTATTGTTATAATTAGATATAACATTATTTTTAAATTTTATAATATCTTTATGTATTCTTAATTCTTTAATTAATAGTTTTAAATTTTTATTGAAATACATTTTTAAATTACTTAAAAAATGATATCATTTTTCATATAACATTAAATAAATGTTTGATATTAAAATCACAAAAGATCCTATTATTCTTATTGATTGTAGTTATTATATATTTTATAGATACTTTGCAACATCAAAATGGATAAGTTTTCAATCAAATAACGAAAATATTGATTTTTTAAAAAGTTTTGAAAAACATTTTGAAAATGATTTAAAAAAATTAAGTAAAAGATTTAAAACTACAAAATCAAATATCTATTTTGGCGTGGATTGTTTCAGAACAACAATATGGCGAAATGAGTTCTTAAATTGTTATAAACAAAATCGCGTTGATAATCCAGATTTTGATAGAACTATATTTGATTATTTTAAAACAACATTAGCAACTAAATATAAATTAAAATTAATAAGTAGCGATCATCTTGAAGCTGATGATATTATTGCTTTAATTCATAAACAAATTACAAATAAAATAAATACTGTAATAATAACGAATGATAGTGATTATGTTCAATTACAAAATTCAAATACAATTATTGTTAATATGCAATTAAAAGATATAACAATAAAACATAATATTGAGAATTATACAATTTATAAAGCATTAACGGGTGATAAATCAGATAATATTAAACGTGTAGGTAAAATAACAAAAGTAAATGCAGGTAATTTAATAAAAAAACCTGTTAAAGAAATATATAAATGGTTAGAAGATAATAAATTATTAAATGAATTTAATAATAATATGAAATTAATTGATTTTAATTATATTCCTGAAAATCTTGCAAATAACTTATTAAGTAATATAAATATAATATAAAAATGATATAAAATATATATTTTATTCATTTAATAATGAATGAAGATGAACTTTGGAGTCTTATGGATAAAGTTAATATAACTGAACAAGTATTTCCAACAGAATTAAGTTGTGCTTGTTGTAATTGTAATAATTTTATTAAAGATGATAATCTTCTTACTTGTACAAATTGTCATAATATTATAGATAATGTGATTGATTGTTCTGCAGAATGGAGATATTATAATGGAGATGATAATAAATCTGCTGATCCTTCTAGATGTGGATTACCAACAAATGCTTTATTACCAAAATCATCATTGGGTTCTATAATTGGAAAAACTATGCGTGATAGTAAAGATTTACATTGTATTCGTAAATTACAAACTTGGACAAGTATGCCTTATAGCGAACGTAAATTATTAAATGTATTTGAAAGATTTACTAATAATACAAATAATAAAGGTATATCTGGTAAGGTTTTATATGATGCAAAGATAATGTATAAAAAAGTATCAAGTTTAAAGATATCAAGAGGTGATAATAATGATGGATTAATTGCTTCTTGTGTTTATTACGCTTGTATAATAAACAATGTTCCACGTAGTATTAAAGAAATTTCAGAAATGTTTGAAATAACACCTATAACATTAACAAAAGGTAATGCTAGATTTCAAAAATTAAATCCTATGAATGTATTATCTTCATCTCCACACGAATTTATTTCACGATTTGGTTCTCAATTAAGTATGTCACAACAAGATATATCAATTTGTGTTAAATTATCAAAATATTTATATGAAGAAGATATATTAAGAGATAATTCACCTACTAGTTCTGCTGCAGGAATAATTTATTATTATTGTAATAATAATTCATTAGATATTTCTAAAAAATATATAGCTAATATATGTGGTGTTAGTGAAGTAACAGTTACAAAGAGTTTTAAACATATTTTAAAATATGATAAAGTGATAAAAGATAATTATTTTTTAACTGCAAATGTATAGAAAATAAACATAGCACCTAATGTTGTTAAAAAATTTAAAATAGCAATAGATATAATAATAGGTATTAAAATATATAACATTTGATGTTGTATTAAATCTTTGAAATCACTTTCAAGTAATTTTTTTTTTATAAAATTCATAATAATTTCCGTATATGGTTTATTATGCGTAGTAGTCATAATTTTCTTAACATTTTATTTATATTAAAATGATATCATTTAACGCAATAACTAAAAGAAGCGATTTTTATATTTCAACACCTATTGATGATTATGTTTTAACTTTAACAAATATTGATATAATAAATATTATTGCAAATTCGTCTAAGAAATTTGTAATGACATTAAAAATTAATGAAAATAAAGATAAAAAAATATTATCTATGATTGAAAAGTTATCTCTTGATACTGTAATTAAAAATAATAAAAAATGGTTTCATAATAATCTTGAATATCAAGATATAATTGATAATTATATACCATGTTTTAATGAACAAAATAATACTTTAGATATTATTTTACATTCGGATTATTTTCCAAAATTAGAAGGTTATGTTGATTTAGATGATTTAATTAAAAATAAAGGTATCAATTGTTTACAGAATATTACTATTAAATTGATTGGTATTTATATTAAAAATAATAGTTTTTATGTTAGATGGTTAGTTCGTAATATTGAGAAAATTGAAACAAATAATGATGATATACAAAATATTGATGAATTATTTGATATTAAATATAAAAGATTAATTGAAAAAATTGACAATAAAATTGAATATTTAAAGAATACTAAGAAAGATCTTAAAAGAATATATGATACTAAAGATTTTGAAGCATTAATCAAAAGTTTTTATCTTATATTAGATAAAATATAATATGGCAGAAGATAACAACAAACTTGTTTTATACTTTGCTCTTCTAATACTCTTATTACTCTTAGTTTTATTATTTCAAGCATATAATTCTAAATGCAAAGTCTTTAATTACGAAAATTTTAATAATGCTAACTCTAATGCAGATGTATACAATGAACAAAATGTTATAAATAGTTCGGGAATGACAAATGATCTTAAATATTCACCCGCTGATCCTGAACAACCCGCATATACCGAAATTGCTTCCAGTAATGCAAATGAAGTTAATTCTGATCCAGAAGCTAGTTGCTATCCACGTAGTAGTTTAACTGCTAAAGATTTATTACCTGCCGATTTAGATGCCACTAATTCTAAGTGGTCTAGTATGAATCCTACAACCGGTGGAGCAATTGAAGATCAAAATCTATTAACTGCAGGTTGGACTGTTGGTGTTAATACTGTTCAAAATTCTTTACGTAATCCTAATTTACAATTACGTTCTGAACCACCAAACCCTGTAAAACCTGTAAGTCCATGGATGATTTCTACAATTGGTCCAGATACCAACCGTAGAGATATGGAAATTGGTTCTCAACCTTATTGGGAAAATTAAAAAAAAGAATATAAACATTAATTTGTTCAAAATCTATAATGGATAACTTAACTGGTAAAACACTTTTATTATCATCAATATCCAAATACTTCAAAAATAATCCTAAACATTTAGAACAATTTAAAAACATAATTCTCGGTAAAAGCTTTATATCCTTACGATTAATTGATTGGTTATTAACACATTTTGCTAAAAATAATAATATACAATATTGGATTGATGATGATAATAAAAAAATATTTAAGACTTTACCTGATAATATAAAAAAAGCAGCAAGTTTACGTAAATTTAATATGTATATAGATTATCGAGCACAATTAAAGTCATTTAGTAAAATGTATTTTGATCCTTTTAGAAGACACGAACGTATTAATTATAAAATTTCTGATAAAGAAATTATTGAAACTACTATTGGACAACTTAACTTATTTAGATGGTTCTTTAAAAATTATATTTATGAATATATTGTTAATAATTATACCGAAATTTCTAAAAATATGAGCAGTAAAAATAAAAATGATAAAAAAACTATTGAACCAATACAACAAGAAATTCGATATATTAAGTTTAATTAATTCCTAAAGTTTTTATTTTTTTTGTTTTAGTAATTTCAGATGGATCCCAAGATATATATAATATATTTCTATTTGGTTCTGGTAATCTATTTACTATATAACCTGATTTTTTATACAATTGTATTAAATGTTTTATGCATTCTTCTACATTGAATAATGGATACCCTATTATATAATAAGGTACTGAATAAAATGTTGAATATCCATTATGTTCTGCTATTCTTTTTATTTTTTTATTACAAAGTTCCACTACTTTATTATATGTTTTAATATGATTTTTATCTATATTTTTTTTTATATTATATAATTCATTTATACTTAAGATTGTTGTCATATTTATATATACATTAATATTAAATTATGAAAAATGATAAAACACTTATACCTTTTAAATCATTAGATTCCAAAAAAGATACTATGAAAAATAAAGATTTTACAGATCTTAAAGAAACTAAAGCACCTAAAATTAAACCACAACCTATTTCTTTAGATTCTTTAGAACCATTGAAGGAAGTAATATTAGGTAAAAGAAAAAATATTACAAACTCTTTGTATATTTTTAATAATAAAAAAACTAATACTAATAAAAGTATTATGAGTTAAAAAGTATATTAATACTTTTTTTCATAATTAAATAATTCAAAATCTTTTTCATAAATATTATTAATTATTGAAATACATTCTTGATCATAATATATAGTTAAATTATATTGATTTATTTTAAGATCCTTATGATCTTCAATTCTTTCAATAATAATATCTTCCGGTAATTTATTTATTTTCTCATATATGAAAAAATAACACGGATAATAATAAATTAAATCTAAATTATATTGCGATAAATCCATATATCTTAATACTCTTTTAATAAATATACGAAAATCTACAATTGAATTATTTGGATTTTTATAAAAATATGAACTTATTATTCTTTGATATGGATTACGAACATATGTATGATATAATACTTTATTAAAATTACAAAACTTATTTCTTAATGCATACGATATATGAAAATAATCAAACTTATCTTTACATCCTATATATTCTTTAATAATGTGTGATTCTTTTTTAATATTGTTTCTTATTGTTTTTCCTGCAGTTCTTGGTATATGAATAAAACAATATAAAAAATTATTTTTATTATATATTAACATAAGTAAATGCAAATTTTAACTTATGATAAGAAAATTATTGATTTTCCTAATAATCTAATATGTTATTCTGTTTTTTTTTATAATTTACCAAATCATAATGAAACTATTGAATTAAATAATAAAGCATGTACATTAATAATTTTAAAAGAAATAATACAATTTTTAAATAAACATAATGATTTTAAAAATAATAATATAGACAGTGATTATATAGTTCGTTGGAATAATAAATTTTTTGATTTAACAGACGATATATTATTTCAAATTATTGAAGCATCTAATTTTTTAGATATAAATAATTTATTTGAATTAGCTTGTAATGAAGTTGCAACTATTGTAAAAAAATGCAATACAGCAAATAATATTCGTAAAAGATTTAATATTAAAGATGATATAACACCTGAAGAAAAAAAACAAATTTACAAATTTGTTAGTAATTTATAAAAAATGACAACAATTTTATTTAAAAATAAAATGACTTGTGTATGTTGTTCTAATCGATATGAATTATGTAAAAACATTCATATTCATAATTTATTAGGTTTTTTACCTAATGATGAAATAAGTGATGAAATAAGTGATGAAATAAATTATTTTATAACAGAAAACTTAATATATGTTAATAATATAGATGAAATAGAAGTATATGATGAATTAATTAAAGATTTATCTAAAAAATACGTTAATGAACAAAATATAAAAAATATTATGTTAAAATATGCAACAAAAGAGTTTAAAACTAATTTTTTAAAATATTGTTATGATAATATGATTAGCAATAATATAAGTGAAACAATTGAATATCATTGTTATTATATGAATAAAAATAATAAAGAATTAATAATATATTATATGATTTCTACAGCTTATATAATTAATGGAATCCAATTAGTTTAATTTTTCTTATTATATAGTAAAAAATGAATACTACCAAGGGATCTAAGGGTAATACAAGCATTAATAAAACTAAGAGCACTAATAAAACTAAGAGCACTAATAAAACTAAGAGCTCTAAGAGTTCTAAGAGCACTAATAAAACTAAGAGCTCTAAGAGTTCTAAGAGCACTAAGAGCACTAAAAAATTAAATACCCAAATGATTATTGAAAACATAATTTATTATGATAAATTATGGAAATTAAATAAAAAACAAGCATTAAATCCAAGAAATAAAGATATAAATATTATAGTAGATATAAAATCAAAATCAAAATCAACAAAACAATTAGAAAAAAAAACAGGCGGTTATGATAATAATAATATTATTATTACATCAACCAATATTGTTAGAAGACCAATACCAAGACCAAATGTTCATCAACAAACATCTAACTTAAATCTAATTAATCATATTGCAAATCACTATGGAATAAATGATAATTATAGACATCATTTTCAAACAAATGATAGAATAGCATATGTAGGTATTCAACGTAATGATTCAATTGTTATAAGAATGCAAGATCCAGTTAATTTAATTGATCGTGGTCATTTAAATATAGGTGTAAATTACTATCCCCATTTTACATTTAGAAGAAATGATGGATCAAATGTTCGTATATATTTTAGGTATAATGCAACGGACTGGAATACGGTTTCAGCGAATATAACCACATTATTAGCTGATGCCCTTTATAATGTAGCATCAGCGAATGCAACAATACAGCAATCAAATTATGCTATCCGTGATATGTTTGAAGCAGAATATATTGCAGGAATTATACAATTAACTCGTAATATGCTAAGCGATCCTACTAATCCATTGGATATTAGGAATATGCAAAATGTTGGTTTTAATCATGGTATTGGTTATAATCCTTTAATAGGTGGAAATCAAAAAAATACAGAAGAAGTTAATGCCATATAATATGCCAAATTTCTTATATAATCATCATTAATATCATCATAAAAAAGTTGTAATTCATATTCAACTGTAGTATTATTTTTAGTTGATTTTTTAATAGCTGAATATATAATATTAAACTTTTCTTTTTTGGGTAAAAACTTTTCACTATTAACTCTAACTTTTGGTTTAATTAAGTAAAGTTCAATTAATTCTGTATTTAATATTTTATGCCATATATGTTGTTTAGTATTTTGATTTATATTTTTAATTAAAAGATTATCTTCTAAATAAATAGGAAAATTATAATATATAAATTGTTTTGTATTATTAATTGTTTTGATATCATTTAATATTGTTGTATTATATAATTGAGAATGTTTTCCAATTATATCAGCAATATAGCAACATTTATTTTCAGACGACATTAAAATAGTTTAAAATTATGTTATCATTTTTTTATAATATGATCTAAAACATCATTTTTAAAATCTTTAACAACTTTATTCCATCTATAATTATCTAATATATGTTTTCTACCACGATTACCGTGTTTTTCACATAAATCAGGATTACTGAAATATTTCCATAAACCTTCCATAAAATCTTCTGGCAAACATATTTCATCAATTGTTCCTATTCCTTTCATTTTACTATTTAATTCACCATATTTATGTAATACTGGTTTAATTAAAGTTGATATAGTATCATTCATAAATTCTTTATGACCACCAACATATGATGCGACTTGTGCTTTTCCTACACCTAAACTTTCACTACAAGTTAATCCCCAACCTTCAGCATGAACTGGTGCAAAATTAACATCACAGACATTCATAAAAATATTAATATCACGATCTGATATCTTTTGTGCATTATCAATAAACCACAATGTTTTCTTAGCATATTCAAAATCTAAATCAATTAATTTACATTCGTGTTCTAAAACATCCATTAAATTCCAATGTCCTTCATCAGCAGTTCCTATTGCAAATATTATTGGTCTTTTTGTATGATAATTTGTTTTAAAATTTTGTTTAATACCTTTAGATTCTACATTTGTAATATAATGTCTTTTTACAAATAAAGCCCAGGATATTATTGCAATATCCCATGCTTTTCTCGGTTGATTACGATTTGTTGATTCTATTATAAAAGCATCTTGAGGTAAATCATAATAATAACGACAATGTGATTTTGGTATTGGATAATATAATTTATCATCAAATCCATGTTTATATACATATACTGGCATATCTTTACGAATTCCAATTCTATAAGTATTATCTTTCCAAAATGGTGTAAAAGCAATTATAGCATCAAAATATTTATTTAATAAATTAATATAATCAGGTTTTTGAAACATATAGACTTGATCCATATATGATATTAATTTAAATTTTGATCTATATTGATGCATTTCATTTATTATATTTGCGGTTACTGCAGATGTAATCATACTATCATTAAAAATGATGATAATATCATATGCATTTTCTTTTAAAAACTGTCCTATTACTTTTTCACCAAATCCACTACCTTGTATATTATTATCTTTTTCAATTTGTAATGGATCTATTAATTTTACATTTGATGGTATATCATTCCTTATAGCACCCGATGTTTGTTTATAATTTTGAAAACCCCATATTGATAATTCCAATTCATCTTCATATTTACCTAAATATTTTGATGTATAATATGTTATCTTTGAATAACCATTTGTTGTTCCTATTGGATAAGTTCCACAAAAAAGAATACGGGTTTTATCACTTTTAATATTCCAAACATCCTCTACCTTTTTATTACTTTTTACTATATCTTTTATAGAATATTCACCTATTACTACTGTTTGTTTTTCAAATGGATTCATTATTAATGTAAAAATAATAATGTTTTATATATATAAATTAAATGCAACAATATAATTCATTACCTTTAAAATCAAAAAAAAAATTATATTCTAATATTAGTAGAAAAATTAAATCTTTACCACTACTAACTAAAGAAAATTCATATTCAAGCAATGTAGATCATTCTAATGATTTTATATTTTTTGGTTGTTGGAATAATATTAATTGTTCTGAAGACTTAATATATAGAAACATTGTTTTAGAATTATTAAAATTAACTAATCTTGGTAAACATATTGTTTTAGCTGGTGATAATTGGTATAATCAAAAAACTGATAAAAAAACTGATAAAAAAACTGATAAAAAAACTGATAAAAAAACTGATCAAAAAACTGATAAAAAAACTGATCAAAAAACTGATCAAAAAACTGATCAAAAAACTGATAAAAAAACTAAAGAAGATACTAAACATTATTCAACATATGTTTTAAAAACAGGTTATGAATTATTATTTAAAGCATCTACAGATGTTGCTATTGTTTTAGGTAATCATGATATTACTGAAGATTCTTTAGAATTACCAATTGATACTAGAAAAATAGAATCTTTACAAGATTTACACTTGTTTTGTGAAAAATTAGGTTGTAAAGTTAAAGTTCAAGCTTTTATTATTGAAAATGTATTAAAAGGATACTCTGTTGAACCTAATTTTTTTACTAATTATCATATTAATAATAAAATTAGTAATTATACGGATATTGATGTTAGTATAAATGACAATGTATCATTATATACTTGTAGACCTCATATAGTAATGAAAACACCTGGTATATATTTTTTATATTTAAACACAAATGTATTTCAAAGTGATTTAAATACAATTAATAAATACAGAGAATCCGTTGAAGAAGAATTAAAAAAATTAAAAGAAAATAAAATTAATTTATTATTTATTGTTGGTCATCATCCTTTTGCTGGTCTAAAAGATAAAAAAGGTTTATCTGTTAAAAATGTATCAGAATTATATTTTAAATCAAAATCCTCACCTAAAAAGGACAAAAGAATAGAAGCTATATATAGCTTCTTAGATATTTTTGTTAACTATAAGTCTATATATTTATGCGCAGATATTCATAATTTTCAAATTTGTAAATTACATTCTGGAATGTTAAATTCTGAAATGTGTATGGTTATATGTGGTTCAGGTGGTGCTAATCAAGATCTTATTGGTGATTATGACAATTTTAATTCTCCAATTGAACAACCTTTAACTGATAGTGAAAATGGATATGTTGTTAAAGATCTATATGTTCATAATGCTTATGGATTTTGTAATATATCTTATTCTGCTAGAGGTAATAAAGCCAAAGTTCAATATTTTAAAATAATTGATGATAAAATAAAATATAATATTTTTACATATACTTTAAATTATAATAAATCTACTAAAAGTTGGAATATTACAAAAAATGTATCTAGTATGGTAAAAAGTAAAAAAACTACAGAACAATTTATTTCATCTGAACATTGTGAAAAATTGGTATCTGATGAATATCGTAATAATTGTAAATAAAAATGATTAATAATATTTGTAATTTTCAATGTTAAAAAAAGAAATAATAAATAAAATTAAAAGTATCCCGGATCATATTACAAATGTTGATGATATTATTAATTATATATTTGAAAATGAAGTGAAAGTTGAAAAACCTACATATATGGCTTTTAGATCTGCTAAATTAAAAGAAATGGTTAATAATCCTATTACTTATAAAGAAAAAATAGCAATTATTAGTATTGAATGGAAAAAAATTAAATAAATAAATTTGGATCATATTTATCATAGAATCCTTTTTTCTCTAAAAAATCTAATTTGTTAAATTTTATATCTAATTTATCTCTATTTGCAATAGCAATACAGGTTCTATTTATATTTTCCATTACCTCTTGTAATTCTTCCGGTATTTTTTTAGTTGAAGACATTATTTATATATATATATTATTTATATATATATATTATTTAGTTTAAGTTCTTTATATACTATTTATAATTATTGTATAATGAATTATATTATTTATAA